AACCATACTTTTCTAACATAACCTTATCAAAAGTTCTTTGAGTCATTGGCCATTCTGATTGAATGTTCAGAATGTTATTGGAGAGAAGAACTACCCAATCTAAAGTCTCATCATCATAAAACTTATAAGCAACATTATCAGGTCTTTCATCACCAATAATTGAATACTTCTCAAAGAATTGGAGATTAGCAAAGATATCTTCTCTTAATTTTCCACGCTTAAAAAGATTTTTTACAGGAATATATTCGGAGATATATTTGTCTCCTGGATTTCTGGAGACATATTCAAAGTTAGGAACTTGTCTAAAATATGGTTTAGTCATTTTAGTAACCTATTGGATGTGATGCTGCTGGTCCTTCTGCATAATCAGTATCATATATTGGAGTAAGTTCTTGGAATTGAAGTGATAAAGTATACGCAACCATAGTTCCATCTTCATAGGTTGCATAAGAACCTAAAGGTGTATAATCAACAGAACAGTTTGTAAGGGCACATGCTTTTTCGGTATCTGATGGACTGATTAGATTTATTCCTGGATGATTTTCAGTTTCTCCTTTCATATATTGAATAGTAAAAACGTGAGGTGCTCTTAAAAAGAGACCAGTTTCTTTACGAACCGCCATATGATATTTAAAATATTTGATAATTGCTTTTATTTCATCTGCTTCTGGTTGACTTCTTGCAGACATTTTAAATTGAAATGAAAATGGTCTTAATTGGGGCCCCTGAAAAAGAAGTTCAAGGTTTGGATTTAGAACTACATTATCAGTTCGTGCAAGGACGTTGTTAAGACCGGCTGCTTGCCCTGCAAGGAATTTTTGAATTAATGCAGTGTTTCCTAATCCAAATTTAGTTATTTCTTCTGCTGTTCCTTGAATTGTTTTTGTAAAATCTCCTTTTTGTATAAGTTCCAATGATTTATCATAAATTTTAGCATCAATAGCACTTACACTATCAGGGCCCCAATCCACAGAGTTTTGGTCGCTGATTGGTGATTGTATTGCCAAAAAAACTGGACCATCTACAGGGTCATATTTGGGACTACTTGTAATACTTGATGAACTTCTGCTTATTTTACACGCTTGAAATTTGATTTTATCCTGATCTGTTTTCATCAATTTTGGATATCTCAATCCAGAACTTCCTCTACCTCCCGCAACATCTATATTTGTAAGTTCTGCTGTTTGAGGTTGCTCTCCTGGACTCGGTAATGAAGGTGCTGCTGGAGGGTTTCCTGCCGGTGCATCCGGACCTGGTGGAGTTGATGCAGAATTTGGAGATAATAATTGTTGTGCGTTCGGAGCTCCTGCTTTTTGAGATGTTTGTATAGATGCATTTGTAATTATTTTTGTTCCTTCTGGACTAGATAATGCTTTTATTTCGGCATCTGTTGGAATTATACTTCCTAGAGCATCTTTTTGTGGTGTAAATTTTTTAGTTTTGGGATCATACGTACCAAGACTTTGTTGATTACCTATTATATTTCCTTTATAAACTTGAGTTACTCCGGTTGTTGCATTTACTTCGTTGGATAAAGTTCCACTAACACCTGGTATAGTATATGGATTTAATCCTGCCGCCCCATAAGTTCCCGCCATCAGAACTCCTCCTTACTTACAAGAGGATTAAGTATCTCAATTATTTGTAGAGTATGAGACATTGATAAGGAGTTTTTATTTATTTAGACGGAATTTTCCATACTGCAATGAAATTAATTCATCTAACTCATTGTACTTTACAACATGAAGTTTTCCTGCAACTTCTTCCCAGGTGTATTGTCTTGATTGTCTCCAATGAAAATTCATACCTTTGAACCCCCATTTCTCTAAGGAAGTACAAGCAATCAATGGATGTTGGTCGTACTCAATCTCTGGTGTTTTTGGATTGTAAAGAAAGGTATAAAACTTTCCTGGTTCTGGATATAAGACTTCTTCCTTAAAAATATCCATAATGATTAGCATAATATCTTCAGGATCGGAGACACCTTCTCTTTCAATTCTCCGAAAAAGTTCTTTGGTTCTTACAGTTCCTGTTCCTACGTACTTACCAAAACCTTCCGCCATCAGTTAAACAACTCCTCTTCTGTGATGACTTTGAATTCTATCATCCTATCCTTACAAAACTCTTCTGCTGCTTTCCACTTTGCTTGATTAACTGCATAAGTTTTGCATTCATACAAGTATGATTTAGTCACTCTTGATTTTTGTTTTGGTGGAACTGTTTGTTTCTTTGGTTTCACTTCAATTACATAAGTCTTTATTTTTCCAGATTGTTCTTTAACTTTAATTAAGTAATCTGGAAAATAACGATGTGGTCTACCATCCACAGGAGACACATAACCTATACAAAATTCTTCCGATGCCCAAGATATAATGCTACCATTTCCAGCACCAGGAGTTCCTAAAGTTCCATCTCCAACTACATCAGGAACAGGGACAAGTCCTGGTAATGGTGGATCCTCTACACAGCCATTTGGTGCTAATGTTCCACCATCTGTAAAGAAAAACTTTCAGATTAAAGAAAAACTTCTTCGTCCTGCACTCACTTCACATTATCAGTGTTGGTTTAATCCGCCCGAAAAAGTTATTAATTGGATTAAAACATATAAAAAACTTGATTATTATTTTAACAAAGAATTGATATCTTTATCTTGCAGCGAAGCATCTCTTCCTGGATCGTCTTTTATGACGAATGAGATCACTGATGATTATACTGGGGTCACAGAAAGACATGCATATCGTAGAACTTATGATGATCGTATAGATTTTACTTTCTATGTTGATCACGGAAGATCTGATGGTAATTATAATGTCTTATGGTTCTTTGAAAAATGGATGCAGTATATTGCAGTTGAGGAAGAAAACAGAGGATTAGAATATCGTAATTTTCACTATAGATTTAGATTTCCAGAAGATTATCAAACCGATAATTTGTTTATTAATAAATTTGAAAGAGACCTTGCTGGACAATATTTACAATATAAGTTTATGCAAGCATATCCAATCAGTATAAATTCAATACCAGTATCTTATGATTCTTCTCAACTTCTTAAGGTAACTGTCTCGTTTACTTATACAAGATATTTAACAGAGAGATCTGGTAACACAGTAGAAAAAGAACCATCACAAACGCCAGCTACTGGGGTTCCAAAGGTTCCAGTTCCTCCAACAACTTTTCAGTGAAATCCTACCTTTACAAATCCACAAGTTTCTATTAGTAACATTCAACCCACTGCAACTTTAGGATTAAATCCTGGTCAAATAAATCCAGGAAGTGGTGGTCTTGTTAATTGATTCATTAATACATAATAAATAGTCACACTGAAACTTCTATAGGACATTATGCCTTTACCTAAAATTTCTACGCCAACTTATGAACTTGAGTTGCCTTCAACTGGACAAACGATTAAGTACAGACCTTTTCTTGTAAAAGAAGAAAAACTACTAGTCATTGCATTGGAGTCTGAAGATACAAAACAGATTACTAATGCGATTAAAACTGTTATTAAAAATTGTATTGAGACAAAAGGAATTAAAGTAGAATCACTTCCAACTTTTGATATTGAATTTCTTTTCTTGAATATTCGCGGAAAGTCAGTGGGAGAGGAAATCGAGGTTAATATCATCTGTCCTGACGATGGTGAAACTCAAGTTCCTGTGAAAATTAATGTAGATGATATTAAAGTTCAAAAAAATCCAGACCATAATAAGCAGATTAAACTTGATGATTCAATTATGATGGAAATGAAGTATCCATCACTTGATCAGTTTATTAAGAGTAACTTTGATCTTTCTGCTGATAATACAATGGATCAATCATTTGATTTGATCTCATCTTGTATTGATAAAATTTATACAGAAGATGAGGTATGGTCTACTTCTGATGTAACTAAAAAAGAATTGGTTGAGTTTTTGGACCAAATGAATTCCTCACAGTTCAAAGAGATTGAAAAGTTCTTTGAGACGATGCCTAAACTATCTCATAAAATTAAAATTAAAAATCCAGTGACTGAAGTTGAAAGTGAAGTGACGTTAGAGGGTCTCTCAAGTTTTTTCGAATAGGAATGAGTCATATGGACCTGGAGAGTTACTTCAGGTTAAATTTTTCTTTGATGCAGTATCATAAATATTCATTAACAGAGATTGAAAATATGATGCCTTGGGAAAGGGACATTTATGTGATTTTGTTGAAACAGCATCTGGAAGAAGAAGAACTCAAACACCAGCAACAACAGCGATAAATGAGATCAGTATCCGAAAAAATCGATGAAAGAATTTTAAGGCTACTGGGTCTTGAGGATGTTTTCGACATCGATTATGATACTTATCTAACCCTCCTTAAAGAAGCAATTGTTGCTGGTTCAAAAAAGTTACCTCAAGAGGAACTTGCACTACTTGCAAACGAAAGAAAAAGAATTCGTGGAAAGAAAGGTAGATTTAGTCCAAAGAAAGAAAAGATAACTGCAAGTAAAGTAGCAACAACAAAGTTATTAAGACCAGCAAAGAAAACTCTAGCACTTGCTCCTTCATCTACAACTTCAGTAGAGGGAGAAGGTGGTGGTTTTATTGGAATTAAAAAAACATTAGATTCTATTCTTAAAACTTTAGGATCCAAGTTTAAGTTCGATCAAAAACAAGCAGATCAAGATAGAAAAGAAAAAGAAAC